CGGATCGTGTCGGGCTTCCGCCAATGGTGGCGAATGACAAACAGGACATTGTGTTTCTAACGGATGAAGAAGAATTGAGAGAGGAGTGATTTATGTATGTAATTGTGAGAGAAAACGACGCCAAGACTACTTTGACAATGTGCTATTTGAAGGCAGCTCCCACCCTTGAAGACGCAACCGCGATGCTTCGGACTTACCAGATTGAATATCCCCTTACCAGCGCCGATGCTCGGATCATGGAATTGCACGAACTGAGCTTGAAAGCGATGTTGGAAGGCTCGTTGCGCATCATGGAGGTACCCGATGCGATCGAGTAAAGGGCAGTGCGCCCGGTGCGCGTGGCACTGCGTGGGGGCGACGGAGATTGATGTCGTGGGAATGGCGCGGGAGCACCAGCAGGCCGTGGGGCATACGGTGCGGATCATGGTGCCGGAGGGTTGGTTCGGGTGGGGTAGCTACGACATGTACCCTCTGCCCGAGTTGACGGAACGCGAGCGGACGGCGCGGGAGAGAATGGCGCAGAGTTGGAATCCGAGCGGAAGGTATCAGGGGGATTGAGATGACATATATCAATGCAATTGAAGCAGCGATCAAAGCGAAAGCGCCAATTGTGGCGATACCGATTGAGGGTCATGCGCCAATTTGTTTGAACCGACTTCGGCTCACGCGCTGGGCAAAGGGCGTGAAGATTACACACACCGAGGTAGAAGAGCGTCGGCTACTGGTGAAGGGCAGTGCAGGTCGTGTGCGTTGCAATGCTGCATTCGTCTCAATGGACCGCCGCATGGCAGTAAAGGAACTGGCAAAGTGGTCTGATAGGGAGCGTAAGAAACGCCAGAAGAAACTCGCTCTTGGTGCCCTATCACCTGAGATGAGACGCGTAGCAAAGTTGGAAAAGGCCGGCATTGTCGAGACGATGGATGAGCAGGATTCATAGACTCGCGTTGCGGCGATGTACTAAGTGTGGCGCGAAGTTGAAAAACATCGGCCCTCGCCGCAAGAAACGCTATCCATTCAACACTTGCCCCACCTGTCGAGAGAAGAGTCGCAATGCACATAAAGCCGAACGGATGCGTGGGATGCCCGCTTGAGAAAATCGGCCACGGATTCACGGAGGTGGAAATTGGACCCCGATACTCAACAACGCGTCTTCTCCTTGTTGGCGAGGCAAGTGGAGAATCTGAATCACGCGAAGGACTTCCTTTCCGACCTCACGCCCAGTCAGGTTCACTACTTGCAGACGCAATGCGAGAGATTCACGTTGATCGCGCAGAGTGTGCGATCACAAATGTTGTCCGATGCCGCCCGCCGAAGGATTGGTTAGAGGGAGCGCCGTGGGCTTATGGCGCGGTCTCCCAATGCACCACGAACTACCTGACAAAAGTTATAGCTGACCTGGACCCCGCGGCGATTGTAGCGTTAGGGGGAACTGCATTCCGCACTCTCGCAAGTCCGCCGAAAGGAAAATATGGAACTCTTGACTACGCCCGTGGATATGTCCATGCCGGTGCTGGAGCTGGGACCGACCGACTCGTGGTTCCTACTTATCATCCTGCATTCCTGCGTCGCGGCGCGGCCCACCTCACGCCTTTGCTACAGCGCGATCTCCGACGAGGATTTCTTCTCGCAGGTGGAAGACTCGTTAGAGGGAGACATTTCGCGGTTCAATTAGAGGATCTTGGCGCACGGTATCAGACGGCGCCGACGATTGATGAGGCGTGGGAATGGTATCGAGCGATTGATCCTCAATTACCGATTGTGTTCGACATCGAAACTGCACGTTCTGCCCGCGAAGATGAGGAGGAGCGCGTCCACGATTCAGCCAATCGGGATATTCATCTGTTCCAGGCGACGCAGCGACGCGGAGAAGGAATCGCACTTCCCTGGCGCGACGAATTCATTGAAGTAGCTTGCGCAATCATGGCAACACCGAATACAAAGGTTGGACACAACTCATGGACCTTTGACGCGCCTGTGTTGGAAGCGAATGGCGTTGTAATAAACGGTGCTCATGATGACACAATGGTTGCCTACGGCGCGTTCTGGAGTGACCTACCACGCAACTTACAGTCGTGCGCTCAAATGGCGGGCTTTCCCATGAGTTGGAAGCATCTCTCCGATGACGATCTCTCACTCTACGGCTGCATTGATGTGGACGCCACTTTAGCCGTGTACGAATATGTACGGAAGATGTTGCAGGAAACTGAAGTAGAAGTAAAATGAGGGCGTCGGTGTTATCAGCACCGGCTCACGCCTCATCGCTGAAAGGAGCGATAATGACACCCTCAAAAGCAAGTGTACCGTACCGTGAGCAGCATGGACTTCGGCATCTTCCCGAGTACATGGTCTGGGCGCACATGAAGCAGCGCTGTTACTACAAGCGAGACATCGGATATCACAAGTATGGCGGTCGTGGCATCGGCGTATGCGCGGTGTGGCGCAGATCCTTTACAACATTCTTTCGGGATATGGGACCGCGCCCATCGGCTCGACACACGCTTGAACGCATAAACAATGACAAAGGCTACGGCCCTAAGAATTGCCGATGGGCAACACCATCTGAGCAGGCGCGCAATCGACGCAGCTCGGTATATGTCACTGTCAAGGGTGAGCGTATGCTGCTCATCGTGGCGTGCGAACGTTTCGGCGTGGACTACTATAAAGCGCACCTGAGATTACGTCGTGGCTGGAGTCATGAACGTGCATTGGAGGTTGCGTGAACCTCTGGGATTCATACTGCACGTACTTTAGAGACATACATCCTGTGTTGCGTGATATGAGCGCGCGCGGCATCCCCATCGACGCCGGGAAGCGGGAGGAGCTGCGGGAGTTGCTGGAGCGGGAGGGGTTGCGCGTCGATGCCGAAATCCGCGCCCTGGTGCCGCCCGAAGTGCTAAGCACCAAGCAGAAGGCGGGGTTGAAGAGAACGCCGAAATCGACGGAAGGTCTGGTGGAGATCGAAGTCTCGATTCTGAAGGAGGAGAAATGTCTATGCCTGAAAAAAGTCCGCCCCACCTGTCCCGTCTGTCACGGTACGGGGCTTGTCCCTGCTGGAACTGTTGTGCGGAGATGGGCGAAGCCGGTGGAGTTCAATCCGAATTCCCAGAAACAAGTGCTGAAGTTCATGCGCCATTTCAAACACCCCGTTCCCAAGCACTCCAAGCGTACTGGGCAAGATGGGGAGGCCAGCGATACTACCGAAATGAAGGAGTTGGAGAGGTTGTGGGTGAAGACGAAGCACCCGATTTATCCGTTGCTGATCCAGCGGAGGATGTTGACGAAGGTGGAGGGGACTTATTACGAAGGGTGGAAACCTTCCTCGGATGGCTGTGTGCACACCACGTTTACGTTCCAGACAGCTACTTGGCAGACCTCATCCAGATCGCCGAACGTGCAGAACGGCCTCAAACACGGGAAGACCTCTTTCCAGAAGGAGTTGAGCCTAGCGTTCAATTCCATGCAAAGAGCAAAGTCTGGGAGATGCTTCGTCAACTTCGATTTCAAGAGTTTTCACGCCCTGACGACGGCGCATGATTTCAACATTCCCGATTACGCGAGATTGGCGAGGATTGATATCCATTCCTTCCTCACTTGTCACTACCTGAAGTTGCCCGAGCGCATTGGACTGTACGAACGTGACGACGCGGACATGGCGGGGTTATTCAAGTTTCTGCGTAAGGGTGAAATGTTCGAATTCACGCGGAATTACAAGGGCAAGCGGACAATTCTCGCGATTCAATTCGGCATGTGGTATCGGAAGTTGTTTCAACTCAACCGTGAGGATTTTGAGGGCGAGTGGGAAGCGAAGGCGTTATGGGAGTTGGTGTACGCGCTGTGGCCGAGATTGCGGCAAGGACAACAAGAGGTGAAGGCGAAGGCAGCGGAGGATAAGAGACTTGTGAGTAAGTTCGGCGCGATCCGTCACTTCTTCGACGTGCAGAGGTGGGATAGGAAGTTGCAGAAGATGGTGGCGGGGGAACAGGCGGAGCAGGCGGTGGCGTTTCTGCCGGCGAGTCATGCGTTTGGACATTTTCGTGACTGCCTCCTCCGCATTCGCGCGAACGGGTGGGACGAGAAATATGGCCTGTGCAACCAGATCCACGATTCGATGGTGTTCCACTGCGCGGAGGAGTTGCGGGAGGAATGCATCGCGAATGTGAAGGCGGAGATGGAACGCCCGAGCCGCGTGTTGATTTATCCCGAGATGGCTCCGGGCGGGTTTCAGGTGGGAGCGGATGCGGCGTGGGGGATGAGTTTGGCGGAGTGTAAGTGATGGCATTGGCTGATGGACTATACCGCGTGACGACTTCCTATTTATGTGCGGGCTTCGTTGTAGAGAACGGCGTGGTTACGGACTGCGCGCCCATTCTGCGCAAGAAGTTGACCTACTGGATGAGTATTGCGAAGAAGGTGGAACGTAAGTGAAAATAGTTCTTGACATCCACAACCGCTGAGCGTACCGTTATCACAACAAATTGATTGATTGAGAGAAGAGTGATGGAAACTGACCAAGCGAGAACAATAGCCTTCCAAAGTTTCTTGGCTCGTCGTGGCGGTCTCCTCAAGACCTGTGGACGTTGTGGCCAATCTAAGAGAATCCGCGACAACTTCGGCCTGAAGATAAAGAAGTTTTACACAGGCCGTGATGGAACGCGTAAGGAACGCCCCACACCGTGCGTAGAAGCAGATGCCTACTGCAACACCTGTAATAGCAAACGGCGGTCCGAGTATGCACTCAGGGCTCCCGCGGAAGTAACTGCCCGACAGCAGACCAACTTTCAGAAGTTGTTGGACAGAAAGGCTGCTGATGCCTCTATCCAAGCAAATGCAGTAAAGCGTTGGCGTGAGAAGTTTCCTGAAAAGGCCGCCGCACATTGTGTTGCGAATCGGGTGCACCCAACTGCAATGCCTTGCTCTATTGAGGGCTGTACGAATCTTGGAGAGCGTCATCATCCCGATTACAAGAAGCCCAAGGATATTGTGTGGCTCTGCCGCAAGCACCACAAAGCTGAGCACGTGAGGTTGAAGAGATGCCAATAGAAATCGACAGGTCGAGGATCATTGAATTTCAGAAATGTCCAAGGGCCCGCTATTTGGCGTATCACCATCTGGGCACCGGCCTCCAGCGCACCCGCAAGTCGCTCCCGTTACAGTTCGGCTCGGCGTTCCATGAAGGAGCAGAGCATCTCCTTCAGGGGAATGTGGAGGAAGCTGTGCTGCGCGCGTTCCTCTTCCTCGAACAGGCATTGAACGGTGGCACGAGTTTCGACGGCGAGGAGCCGAAGAACGTCGAGGATGCCCTGCGGTATGGGAGAGAGGAGCAGATGGCGTTAGTTGAAGCCCTGCTACGTGGGTGGCACTTGTATGAGGGGAAGGAGTTCCTGGAGCAGTTTGAGGTGATGGAGGTGGAGAGGGAGGGCCGCGCGCTTCTGGAGATAGGGTCGATGGGAATTGAGACCACTGTGAAGCTCGATGGCACCAACATTCATCGTCCCTATGACAATGGACTGACTCTCATGTTCCGCCCCGACGCTCTCGTGCGCGAGAAGGCATCCGGCGATTTCTACGTCATCTCGTGGAAGACGTGTTCCAGCTTCGGCAAGCGGAACGAGTTGCAGGCGCGGCATGATATGCAGAGCATGAGCGAGGTGTGGGGCGTACAGCAGACACGCGCTGAGGAGTTGTACCGTTTGTTCGGCAGCGTGTCCGACACGTACCGCCATCGCATTGAGGGCGTCATCTACAAGTGGATCGTGAAGGGAAGGCGCTCGCTCGACAAGTGGGATGGATTGTATAAGCAGAATTCGCACCTCATTTACGGCTGGCTGAAGCGCGGCGACACTCCTGAGATGGACGAGTGGAGCTGGGCTTATGAGTGGGAGAAGGAGGATGGTTCCGGGTCCTCGCGTCTGGGCAAGGGATGGCGCAAAGTTCCCATCTGGCGCGAGTACGAAGGCGGGGTGAAGGCGTGGATCGATGACCTCCACCATCGGCGCGTTTTCCCCCGTCATCTTTCGGCGCTCGCGAGTGTGTTCCCGGTGCAGACGCCGGTGGAGCGACGAGCGGATGAGGTGGAGAGTTGGCGCACTCAAGTCGTGCAGCAGGAGCTTGAGATTGCGGACAAGTTGGAGCAGTTACGTCTATACCTTCTCATAGGAGAGCCGCCAAAGGAATTGCTGGACAAGTTATTCCCGCAATATACGCATTCATGCCATTCATTTCTGGGGTGTGCGTTCCTTGGGTCGTGTTGGGAAGGGGCACCTGCACAGCCTGGCGACCTTTATCAAATCCGTTTGAGCAACCATCCCGAACACGGAGACGACAATGAGTAACACCAACATCGACCACGAAGACCTGCGCGAAGCCTCTGGTGCCTATCGCGACGAAGAGTACGAAAAATGGCTCGATGAGCGGGCGGAGGAATTCGCCATTATGGACGAGATTGAAACGGCGGAGAGAGCGAGAAGGGAAGAGGTGAATTGGTGAAGGCGAGCGTAGAACAAAGTGGCAATCAAAGCAGACGGAGTCAGGGTCGTAGGGCATGGGTTGATATTGCGTTAGAGCCTGAATCTGAAACAGAACGGGCGCTCCTGCGCATGGCGTACAGCGGCAAGCGCAGCGTGTACATCTGGGAGAGTGGCAGCGCGACACTGCGCGTCCTTATGCCGCGAGGTTCAAATGAATAACAAGATTTCAATCATGTGCTACGGGGCGAGTGATTCCGGCAAGTCTACCCAGGCGAGATACATCGCGGAGTTCATCCATCGCGTGCATGGAAAGAAGACGAGGCTCATTGCGCTCGACCGTGGCTCGCTGTGGTCACCATCGCAGGATTTGGTGGATTCGGGGATTATCGTCCCGCTCGAATTTCCCACCTCCCACGAGTTCAACCCCTTCGCGATCATGCGGAAATTGAGGCGGGGGGAGTGGCCCGTCGACGGGAAGATCAACCGCCCCACGGCGAAGGTGGCGAATGGCGTAACGCAGTACATCTCCAACACGCAGTGGAGACCGTGGAGCGCGGAAGACGAAGCGGAGATCGGCGCAATCGTCATTGACTCCCTCAGCTCCTACGCCACCGCCTTTATGTCCGACGTGAAGCAGAAGAATCAGCGCTCGGGTGATCCTGCAGCAGCGCCCCGCCTGGAAGATGGCGAACAAATGGGGACGAACACCATGAACCACTACGCGGATTGTCATACGGAGATTCTGGACTTGCTGCAATCCTTCCAATCGCTCCCCGTGCATATCACGATGTTCACGGCGCTCGAAGGTAAGGGTGAGGACGACGATAGCGGCATCAAGCGTACGGCGCTCGGGCCGGAGACCATTGGGAAGGCGATCAACGGGAAGTTGCCATCGCGCGTCAACCACTGCTTTCATCTCCAAGCGGAAGGCGCTGGGAAGGGTAAGGTCATCAAGGCGTGGTACAACCGCCATCCGAGCGATATTCCCAAGGTCGACTGGCCGGCGAAGGTCAGCTTCCCGCCGGCAGAGTTGAGACGGATGTGGGACAAGTGGCCGAATGGTTATCTGCCGCTGTCCATCGATAAGGGGTTGGGTGAATTCCTCGAATTCCTCAACAACGGAAAGGAGAAGTGATGGCAACAGAAGGCGCGAAGAAGACGAACGGCACCAACCGCGTGACCCTGGTATTCAGCGGTGACGACAAGGAGTTGTACAACAAGCTCGTTGCGGACGCCAAGGCGAATCGCCGGGAGCTGGATCAGCAGATTCTGCTCGAACTGGCGGGGAAGTGATGGCACAGAACTCCTAAACCGATTTATAAACCCAATGAAAGTGAGAGAAGACTATGGCAGTTGAGATTACATACGATGACAGCTACCTCGCGTCGCTGGAGGAGCAGGATACGGAGATTGCGGCGCAGGGGGAATTTGACCCGGATGCGGACTATAACCGTCCCGCGCCCCCCATCCCCGACGGAACGTACCAGATGAAATTCTCCAACGGCGGCGTGTTTCACGAGTCCAACCGCGTCCCCTACCGCATGAAGCAGTGGAAGAACGAGACGAGGCCCCACGCCGAGATTGCCGTGAAAGGAACGATCATCGCGCCGGACAACCCCAGGATCGACGGGAAATTCGTCTTCACCGGAATGCCCTTGACCACCACTCCCGACCCGGAGAAGAACAACGCTTCTGGCGTGGGTGCGGCGTTCAAGGCGTTGACAGGGAAACCGATTGCGGGTCTCAAGGCCCTGGAGCATGTCAAGCAATTGGACGAGATCCTGAAGGGTGAACCCATCGGCTACGCGAAGGTGCAGAATATCCTGCGCGACTCCGAGGCGGAGAAGGCTATCGGCGAGGTGGGAGAGTACACCGGGCCGAACCTCCAAAAGCTGACGAAACGTCCCAAAACCATCTACGGCCAGAGGAAGATCATGGCCCTGAAGGGCGGGACCAACGCCGCGGGAGAGTTCACAGGCGCGGCGGACCATCCCGAGACGGGGAATCGTTGTGCGGCCAGGGCGGAACTCAGCTCGTTCATGCCGTTCGATTACAAGCCGTCGTAGCGCGTGGAAGATGGAGGGTGGGCGGCCCTCCATCCCCACCAGACAGAGGAGTAAGAGCATGAGCGGAGAGTGGACGAAAGAAGCAGTAATTCCTGTTGTTAGGACCAATTTCCCCAAGGAGCCTTACAGCACCGTGTTGATTATCGCTGACGGCTGGGTGCTGGGCGGGGGCGGCGGGCTAGATGCCTCAACTCGTATGGCCGTGAATCTTCAGTGCGAACTGAATGAGGCGCTGGACCTGTTGACGAGAACCCAAGGCGGAATCCGCAACATGGATGAGCACGAGGAATGGCAGCGTCAAGTGCAGGCATTCTTCGACCGCAACCGCACCAAGTAGTCCGGCAGTACCTGATTTCGATAGGGAGGATGGAACTATGAATGAGCAGCGGGAGATCGACTGGACGAATGATGAGCAGGTAGTGCGTGCGACGTTCGATGATATGTCTCCGGGTGTGACTATCCCTGAGGGCACCAATTATGCACATATCCGCAGAAGCTCTCTCGCTGTAATTGCCTTCGAGCGAGCGCACCGTCCTGTACTCTCTGAGAGCCCAGAGGTGGAACAGCCCAAGGATGAGCCAGCCGGGACGGGGTTTGAGGAGTGGTGGACAGCGCAACACGAGTCGGACGACGACATCGGGACTAGAGAGAGGATAGCTCGCGAAGCATGGCACGCTGCTCTCGCCTCTGTAGCGCCAGCGCCAGAGATGCCACCCGCCGACGTGCCAATGATGCTTAGTGAACGTCTCAGTATCCTTGAGGCCCCTACAGGGGAGCCAGAGGATGCGGGGTGTTCAGACAAGCGGCCTGATATTGACGCGCTGGAAAAAGCCCTTCAGAGCGCAGCGTCTTCTTCGCTGCCCATGCTAATCAAGTTTAGCCCTGCCTTCATGGTTGAATTGGTGGCTTATATTCATGTGTTGGAAGCTAGTCTCGCCACCTTACCTGCCCTCAAAACTCCTGCCCTCAAAGCAGCTCCAGCGGAACAGGGAGAGTTGCAACCGCTAGATGGGATTACGCCGAACGCCACGCCGGAAGAGATCGCGCTTCGCCGCCGCATACGTGCTGAAGTTCCCTATGCGTGGCTGGAACATCGCGAGGCCCAACTCCAGGCTGCGGAGGAGAGAGCGGACTTACTGGAGAAGGACCGCGACCATCAAGCCGAGCGCAATGTTCACCACATGCGGCTGCTGGACCGGTACGCATCTCTTGAGGGCAGAGAACACCTACAAACCAAGCAGGAACTTGAGGAGGTTGAGCAGCACTTCAGCCAAGCCTATTTCCTTATCAAGGGCGAGTCTCCGCGGTGGTCAGACACCTTCGATTATCAGGAGGCGATGCAGGACATCGACGATGCGCAGAGATGTCTACGATCTGAAATATCTCATGCCGAAACTGCGCTCCAAGCTGCGAATGAGAGAGCAGAGACTCTGGAGCGCCACAAAACTGAAATGAACCGAGAGTATTCGCAGGAGTACGAGCGTGTCGTCAAGCAACGCGATGAAGCGTGGCAAGAACTAGCCGAGCTAAAGGCTGCACCCGCTGAGTGTTCCAAATGCGGTTATCCGCGTCTACTCCACGTCGCCGGACTGAGCCTAGAAAAGTATGTCCCTTGTGAATACTGCGCCATAAAGTCCGAACTGGCTGAATTGAAGGAGAAGATTGCATCTGCTGGACTCATGGCTGCACCTGCTGAGACTGCTGCCGCACCGGACCAAGGGAGAGAACTGACCCTTTGGCAGACGGTTTTGTATCGCCCAAAGGAGGATCCGTGCAGCGTGCTCCACACCACTCTGGCGGCTGCCGAAGAGTATGTGAAGTTCTGGACGCCGCGCCTTCCCGATGCCCGGATAGAAGTGGTGGAGCGCAGGGAGAGACTCATCGCTGAATATGGCCACGCCAAGTACACGGGGGGACGCGATGCCCAAGAAAATGTGTAAGCTCTGCCACAATCTTCCTGCGACGGTGCCGGATCGCAACTGCGTGAATCGACGTAAAACAATATGCCGCGCCTGCCATGCTAAGCGACTGCTCGGAGATTTGGACTACTGCATCGCCTTAGAGAACGAGCGTCGGGCCAAGTACACAGAGGGAGAACAGGAGAAACGGGATGCCTGAGAAAGCGCTGAGTATCCGTGCGCCGTGGTGGTGGTTCATCCTGCACGCTGGCAAGGACGTTGAGAATCGCGACTGGCCCACGAACTTTCGCGGAACCGTCTACGTCCATGCGAGCAAGTGGTGGAAGCACTTCGATATTGAGCAGGATGTGTCTTCGACCGCAGCGATGTTGGATGATCGCGACATTAGAGTTGGCAAGACCCTGCGAACCTCAGACATGCGGCCATTTGGCGGGTGCATTGTCGGCACCGTGGACATCGTTGGTTGTGTGCGCGAGAGCCGCAGCCCATGGTTCTTTGGGGATTATGGCTTCGTGCTAGCCAACCCCATAGCATTCGCCAACCCTATACCGTGCAAGGGCGCACTTGGCCTCTTTACTGTCCCGCCGGATGTCTTGTCGCAACTGCGGGCCGATCCCGTCCCTTCAGCAACGGAAGTAGAAAGTGAGGTGGAGTAGATGGGAAATCAGAAAAAGGCGTCCGAATTCGCGAAGGGCGACAAGGTATGGGTCTCGCGTCATAGGGAATGTCGGGCGACGGTTATGGGTGTCATCGGCAGCTATGCCATGCTGCGATTCTCAGGATGCACGCCGTTCGTAGAATTTGTCGGTGATTTGAGGGCGTGGAATCCAGCCGTACCCCCTGAACCCCAAGCCCCCAGCGCACCATCAACAGAAGAGACGAAGGAGGGATGAGGAGATGATCGAAGCGATTCCATTGGATCGTGCAACTCTCTGCCTCACCTGCAACTGCATCACCACATCCACTGGAGATTCTTGTTCCTATTGCGGCTCAAAGGGTTTATGCTCGCTTTCAAAATGGCTGAATCGAACGGAGGACTATGAGGAAACTCCCGCTGTTGTTACTGCTAACCTCGGCGCTTAGCGCACAGACGTCGGCGAAGAAACCACCCACCATCCCGGACGCGACAATCGCGAAATACTGGAAGGCCCAATCCCAGCTGAACGTCGCGAAGGAAGCGTTTGACAAAGCCCAGCAGGAAATCGGCGCGGCGATTGCGGAGATTCAGAAGGCGTGCGGAGCGGACTCCGTTCCCCAGATGAGTCCCGCCGGAGACCCAATCTGTGCGCCTAAGTCCGAATCGAAATCCGAGGCGAAGAAATGAAACGCGCCGCACTCCTCCTCCTCGTCGTGGGGATGATTGGTTGCACGAACCCCGCCACCACCACTCCTCCACCCGCTGCCGTCGCTCCCGGATATCTCAACGCCGTCGATCAACAAATCGGGGAAGCCCTCTCCGCCGCGCGTGCGTTCTATGTCTCCCTCCAAGCAAGTATTCAGAAAGGAACCTATACCCCCTCCGCTGCGGAGAAAACGGCCCTGAATAACTTCGCCACCACCATCAACACGGCAGAAGCGGCGTATATCGCTTACCACGCCAATCCGAATGTAGTGACGGAAGACGCGGCTTCCCGCGCAACCCAAACGGTTCAGCAGCAACAGACAGCGCTTCAGCCGTCCATTCCGGGGGTGAGCTAATGGCAACGGCGAACTTCTGGACAACTCTCAAATCCTGGCTCCCCGCCATCGAAATGGCGGGCAACGTGGCATTGCTCGCGTCCGGTCTCGGCACGGGATTCGAACCCCTAGTCGCGCAACTGGAGAACGCGGTGAACCCCCTTCTCCAGACCGTCGGCACTCCCCAACCCGTCACTTCCACTCTCCTCACCGTCTACGCCACCATCATCGGCGTTCTCACGGCGCTTCAGCAGGTACCCAATCTCCCCGCTGCAACCCTCGCGCAGATTCAGGGCTACGTCACGGCAGCGCAGGCGGGAACAGCGGCGTATGTGCAGGCGGAATCGGGATTCAATCCGGCGAATTACGCACCAGTCACACCCATTTCGTGAGTGTCGTAAGGGTGTCCAATTTGCGTTGAAGGAGGATTTGCGGGAATAATTAGAGCGGCAGAAAAAGGGTACCTCAAGGGGTACCCTTTCCTGCGCCGCGTTACGAAATCTGGGTAATCCCGAGTCCCGTCGCGTTGCCCACCGGAACCGCGCCGATGGTGTAGTTGAAGGTGCCCACGAGGTTCGCTGCTGTGCCATCCGGGAACGTGCCTGTGACCTTCGCGGTGATAGTTCCATTTGTTCCCACCGTCGCGCTTGCGCTCACCGTCACATCCTGCGTCAATCCGCTGGAATCCGAGACATTGTTCGCGAAGGTACAGAAACTGTTGCTATCGGTCCACGAGATCGTGAAGCCGGGGCTGGGAGCGGTGCTTCCCGTGGGGGTAAACGCCGCCTGAAGGACAATTCCTGTTGCGCCTGGATCGAATTGCTGCATGGTGAGGACTCCAATCGAGAGTGAAGTTGCGTTAGGTAGTTTGACATACGAAAGAATCTCGTACTCAACGGCGAGGGATTCGCGGAGGGTCCACAGGATTTCGCGCAGGAGCCAGAGTTCGGTCAGATCTGCCGGGTCATCGGGACGGAATGGTGGGTGGCGTGGCATTGGGAGTCTCAGGAGTGTTGGATGCGGGCGGGAGGGTAGTGGGTGTGCTGGGGATGACGGTGTCGTTGGTCGTCTTCCCGGCGGCATCCGTGTGGGCTTTCGAGAATTGATTCGTCAGCATGTTGATGCCGCAACCGATAATCCCCGCCGCGATATCGGTTGAAAGGGAGTATGTCTTACACAGGATCAGCATCACGCAGCCGATGAGCAGCGTCACGAGGGCCGTGGGCTGCGCCCCCACACTGTTCATGGCGGCGATGAAGGTGGGAAGGTCGGGCTTCGAGCGGATGACGATAGAGGCGAACAGCAGCACGAAGATGAAGCTGACGATCGCGAAAGGGTGGAAGGCGAAATGGGTCATGGCTGCAAAAACAGGCTACGCTCCGCCTGCCTCCTCCGTGTCAATCCTGCATTAACTTGCCCATTCGTATGGTTCCAGACGAGGAACTGATCCGCCGCCGCGATCCTCGACCCGCTATTCAGCAGGCGTGCCAGAGTGGAATGCTCCAGATTCCCCGCCCCGACATTGAACGTGAAGCTCACCAGGGCGTCGAATTGATTCTGCGTGAGGTCGGCGGTGATGTAGGCGTTGACCGCGCGATCCGCCGTGGCCATATCCGCATTCAACCATTGCTCCGCCTGAGCCTTGGTGCAGGTATCGCCCTCCTTCACCCCCGCTGTGTGCCCATATCCAATCGTCCAAATCTCCCGCTGGTCACGGTACGCCGTCGTCTCCAGCCCTTCAAACTGCTCCACGAGTTTTGTTGCATTCTCTGAGTGTGTCATTTCTTTAACACCGCGATGAGAAGTCCGATGGCCGTGAGGCCACCGCTGACCAGAAGCCCGATAATCCACTTCAACAGCGAGACATTCTGATCGTGTTGGTGCTGGCGCGCCGTCTCCG